CACCCTGTTCAAGAACGGGGACCGCTGGGAGGTCCACCACGACTACTGGCGCCTCGACGAAGCCGTCCAGGGCCAGGGCATGGCGACCCGGATCAACGACGCCGCCTTCGACCTCTACCGGGCCTGGGGAGTGGAGGACGTCTCGCTCATGGCGAACATCGACGTCGGCGGCTACGCCTGGGCCAAGCAGGGCTTCGGCTGGACCGAGTGGCAGGCCTCCGGCGACGTCCGCATGATGATCGGCCGGGTGGAGCGCCGCCTCGACGAATACTTCGACCTCTACTCGGCCCCGGTGCGGGCCGCTGCGCGCAGGGACCTGGACGCCCTCATCGCCCGCTCCAAGGCTGTCGCCCCCGGCCACCCCGACTATCCGACGCCGTTCGAGTTCTCCCGCATCGGCTATTCGGCCGAGGAGGCCGCCGCCTATAAGCCCTATGGGATGGGCAACATCGGCAAGAAGGGCGGCTACTCCTGGCCCGGCAAGGACGCCATGCTCGGCTCCACCTGGAACGGAGTGCTCCCGCTATGACCAAGCGCAAGCCGCCGCCCCCCACCGCCGTCGAGCGGGCCGAGACTCGCCGCCGTCAGCAGGCCCTCCACCGCCTCCACGCCGACTGGACGGCTCGCTGGGCGGCCTCGACCCCGGTGCCCTCCCGGCCCGACTCCGCCGACGTCGGCTTCCACCACCTCGACATGGGCGCCTCGCCCGAGGCCGAGGCCGAGTTCCAGGCCGCCGCCGCCGCCCTGTACCCGCTTCCGCCCGATGCCGTAGGCTCCGCCTGATGGGAGTGGCAGGGTGCATCTCCAACGTGCTGCAAGTCTGCGGCTCCTCCGGCGGGGGCGCGGTCGGCACCCGCACCGGCACCGGCCCGGCGACCCACTTCCCCGGGGCCGCCGCCGCCCTCATGGTCACCCCGCCGCAACCGTGGACGCCCGAACGGATCGCCGACGACACCCCGGTCGTCGTCTCGGTCAACGGCTCGCCGCTCGGCCCGTACCTGTTCCGCACCAACCCCTCGGCCGCCACCGGCCAGTTCCAGGTGCCCCCGGCGGGCACCGTGTTCACCGTCCATCAGGTCGACAGCCTCGGCGCCGACCACCCCGAGTTGGCCGCCCTGGGCGGCACCACGGTCACCCTCTCCTGGGCACCGGCATGACCAAGGAGGTCCCCTCGTGGGAGTAGCAGGCTGCATCGCGAACGTGCTCCAGTCGTGCGGCGGCTCCGGCGGCGGCGGGCCTGCCCCGGCCACGCAGGGCACGGCGGGCACCCCTGGAACCTGGCTCCCTCCGGGCTCCAACCCGCCCTCCGACGCCACGCAGGCCACGGCCCTCGGCATCACCGCTGCGCCCATCTCCGCCTGGACGCTCGGCCAGTACGTCCAGGGCCGCACGGCTGGGGCTCCGGGGGAGATGTTCTGGAACGGGACGGCCTGGAACATGGGCCGGAGCGTGACCCCCTGATGCCCTGGCACAAGAGCACCGACGCCCCCGGCTGCGACGGCATCGCCGTCGTGAAGGACGACGACGGCTCCGTCGCCGGGTGCCACGAGAACGAAGCCGACGCTGACGCCCAGATCGCCGCCCTGTACGCCGAGGAGCCCGAGGCCGACGCCGCCCCGGCTGCCGGGCCGCCCGCCGAGTTCCACGGCCCTCTGGCCTTCGAGGGGGAGCCGACCGGCGACGGCCGCATCTTCATGCCCGGGTCGCTCCGCTGGCGGGACCCACCCCTCCCGCTCATGTGGCAGATCGAGTCGTGGGAGGGCCACTCCGGGGCCGTGCAGGTCGGTGTGCTCGACCGCCTCGTCAAGCGTGGCCCGGTCGTCTGGGGCTACGGCACGTTCGACCTCGCCTCCGAGGAGGGCCGGGAGGCTGCGCGCAGGCTCAACGAGGGCTACCTCCGAGGCAACTCCGTCGACATCGACGCCGACGCCGACGTGGAGGTCGTCATGCCCGAGGGCGACGAGGAGGCCATCTTCGGCATGCCCGAGGAGGTCCGCTTCCACGACGCCGCCATCATGGGCACGACGCTGGTCGCCTTCCCCGCCTTCGCCGGTGCTCACCTGCGCTCCGGCCCGGGCGATCCCGACGCCGAGGAGGAGGTGGACGCCCCGACCGTGGTGATGACCGCCTCCGGCGAGGTGGGCCTGCTGCTGGGCGGGACGGTCGTGCCCGCCACCCTCGTCCGCATGAACGGCGACCGCTTCACCGTCGACCTCGTGCCCGCTCCGCTGGCGCCCGCTGGTCAGTCCTACGAGGAGTTCGTCGGCGCCCCGCCCTTCCCGCCCAAGGACGACGACGAGGAAGCCGCTCCGCCGCCCGGCGGGGAAGCGCCCGCTGAGGCCCCTGAGGAGCCCGAGGAGGATGACGTGCCCTCCGGGGCGGCCCTCGTGGCTCTCCCGGCGGAGGGCTCCGTAGACGGCCTTCTGGACGCCTCTGCGGACGGCCCGGCGCACGTCACGCTGGCCTATCTCGGCCAGGCTGGCTCCCTCTCCGACTCCGACCGTGAGTCGCTCCTCGCCACGCTCGCCACCGTGGCTGGCCCCGCCTTCGATGCCGCCGTCCAGGGCCGGGCCGTGCTCGGCGACGAGGACGCCCGGGTGCTGCTGGTCGAGGCCGACGAGTTCGAGCGCCTGCGCGCAGCCCTCCTGGCCGACGACCTCGTGGCCTCGTTCGCAACGGGCTCGGGCTCGCATCCCCACTTCATCCCCCACCTCACCCTCGGCTACGGGGCTCCCGCCCTCGACGGCCTGGAGGCCCCGGCCTCGCTGCCCTTCGACCGCCTCGCCCTCCTCGCCGCCAACGAGGTCACCGACGTCGCCCTCTCCGCCGCCACGCTGGTCGCCTCCGGCCTGCCCCACCTCCTCACCCCTCCGGCCGACTGGTACGCCGACCCCGGGCTCTCCGCCCCCACCCACCTCACCGTCACCGACGACGGCCGGGTCTACGGCCACCTGGCCCTCTGGGACTCCTGCCACACCTCGTTCGGCGACCGCTGCATCCGGGCTCCTCGCTCGGCCACGTCCTACGCCTACTTCCGCTCCGGGGAGGTGCTCTGCGCCGACGGCTCCCGCATCGCCACCGGGGCGATCACGCTCGACACCGATCACGCCCACATCTCCCTGGCCGCCTCGCCCGCCAAGGCGCACTACGACCACACCGGGGCCGCCGTGGCCGACGTGGCCTGCGGTGAGGACGCCTTCGGCATCTGGCTCGCCGGGGCCATGCGCCCAACGGCCTCGCCCGAGTCGGTGCGCGCACTCCGGGCGGCCGACGTCTCCGGCGACTGGCGGGGCATCCCCGGCATCGGCTCGGAGTTGGTCGCCGTGCTCGCCGTCAACGTGCCCGGCTTCCCGGTGCCCCACCGCCCCACCCTCAACGCCCGCCACAAGGGCGACCGGCTCCTCTCCCTCGTCGCCGGGGCCGCCCTGTTCACCCTCGACACCGAACGTGAGGCCATCGCCGCCTCCATCGGTCGTGACCCTTCCACCCGGCGGGCCGAGTTGGCCGCCCTCGTCCACGCCTAGGAGCGCCTCGTGGCCTGCGGCTGCATGAAGAAGAACCAGCCTGGCGTCAATCAGCGCCTCGTCGCCTCGGCCACCCCGGCCCGGGTCGGCCCCTGGAAGGTCACCTACACCGACGGCTCCGTCGAGCAGTTCGCCACGCTCCTCCCGGCCCAGCGTGCCGTGCGCCGCCGTGGCGGGCGGATCGACGCCGCCTGAGTCCCGCGTTACGCTCCCCTCGCCCCGCCTGTAGCGGCCCGGCGCCCCGGCCTGTAGCGGCCTCCCGTAGTCCCGCTCACGCCCACTGGAGGGCCGCCATGCTCCGCTCCCGCCTCGATGCCTGGCTCACGCTCGGCAACCTGACCGCCGAGGGCGACCTCGTCGTGCCGGAGGACCTCACTCCGCTCTCCGATGCGGACCTGGCCTCCCTGCTGGCCGACGCCGTCGACTCGTTCGACTCCCTGTACGACAACCCCGACACCCCGGTCGCCGACCTGACCGCCCTCGCCTCCGCCATCCAGGCCATCAAGGGCGAGCAGGATCAGCGGGCCGTCGCCGCCGAGGCCGACGCCGAAGCGCGCACCGCCCTGCTGGCCCAGGTCCACCCCGAGGGCATTGAGGACGCCGAGAGCCCCGTCGAGCCCGAGCCCGATCCCGACGAGCCGCCCGAGGCCGAGGTCGAGGTCGTCACCGAGCCCGAGCCCGAGCCGGTGCTGGCCGCTGCTGCGCCCGTCTCCCGCCCCTCGGCTCGCTCCGTCCGGCGCTCCGCTCCCGCCGTGCCCGCTGGCCCGGTCACCCCCGGCGTCACCATCGTCGCCGCCGCCGACCTCCCCGGCATCGTCACCGGCTCCCGCCTGGCGGGGCTGACCGAGGTGGCCGCCGCCGCCACCGCCCGGGCGCAGATGCTCAACGACCCCTCGCCCAACATGCCGGTCGCCCGGTTCAACCTGCCGATCCCGGCCACGCTCACGGCGTCGGGCTCGCAGGAGGAGGACTGGGACGTCATCCAGGCCCTCACCGGCCTCACGGCCCAGCAGAACCTCCTCGCCTCCGGCGGCTGGTGCGCTCCGTCGACCCCGCTCTACGACCTGTACGCCATCGACGCCGCCTCCGGGCTGCTGGACCTCCCGACGGTGCGCGCACCCCGGGGCGGGCTCCTCATCCCCGAGTCGCCCGACATCTCCGACGTCATGTCGCACCCCTGGCTCTGGACCGAGGCCAACGACGAGAACCCCACCACCCCGGCCACCAAGCCGTGCATCAAGGTCCCCTGCCCGACGTGGAGCGACTGTCGGCTCGATGCCCACGGCATCTGCGTCACCGCCGGGAACCTGCAGGACCGGGCCTTCCCCGAGATGACCCGGCGCTTCATCGCCCTCGTGCTCAACGCCCACGCCCACGTCGTCTCCAAGCGCATGATCGACGCCATCGTGGCGGCCTCCGGCGCCGCCATCGTCGTCACCGCTGTCGGCCCCTCGACGACGGGCGAGTTGCTCGGCGCCGTCGACCTCGCCATCGCCGACTACAAGAGCAAGTACCGCATGGCCGAGGGCGCCGTGCTGGAGGTGCTCCTGCCCGCCTGGACGGAGGAGGTTGTCCGCTCCGACCTGGCTCGCCGGGCTGGCGTGGACCTGCTCTCGGTCACCGACGCCCGGGTGCGGGCCTACTTCACCGACCGCAACGCTGCGCCGCAGTTCTTGCAGGACTTCCTGCCCCTCTCGCCCGCTGGCGGGGCTCCGGTTGTGGCCTTCCCCGCCAACATCGACTTCGTCGTCCAGTCGGCCGGGACGTACATCA